TGTACAGCTCCCCAACCTTGAGCGCCACTGCTATACCCCCCACGCTCTCTTTACTGCCTTTTCTGCCGCTACTGGGTCTTCGATGATCTGTTCTCGAGGTTGCTTAGCTTGACTAATTACGTTTATAAGCGTGCTGTTCATCCCAAGTCCTGCCAACAAAGTTAAAAACCTGCGCCACGACAAAGTATCTAATTCTTTGACCAAGTTAATGCCATACTCTCGTTGAAAGTCAGCTTCAATTAACCCCCACTTTTCGATGATGTCGACCGCTTCTTGTCCGTTTTTTTTTGATCGTCGTTTGCCTCTTCGCTCGTTTCTACGCCTCGATATAAGCTCCATATCCACTCGAATATTTGCTCGAACTCCTGAATAGTCACACCATCTGCAATCATCTGATCGAATTGTTCTTTCCCAAGCACGTCGATGCCCATTTGCTCAAGCTCAAGCTCGGACAATGCTCCATCCATGCCTTTATTGCGTCGTATCTTGTCAAGCCGAACAACAGCACCAAGTGAAGGTGAAGGAGGGATAGTATATTCACGTCCCTTCACCTTGAATGTAATATTTTCTTGGTTCGCTTCTGCAAAGAAAGCATCAAAGTCTCGATACTTGCTACTCATTACAATCCCGTTCCTTTAGTTACTTCTACCTTCCCTGATACGGTAATGGTTGCGCCCCATGAGGTAACGTCAGTATGTCCTCCGCCAAACCCAGCTGGTTCAACACTACCTTTAAACTCGTACAACGTCCCACCTGGCGAAGTAAGCTTGAAGTTTCCTAATCCTTCCGCACCCGTCTTGTTGGCAAGCTCGTCAATAAGCTCCTGTCCAGGATCTCTTTCTCCCGTTGCTTCGTCCTCTAAACGAAACCCATTTACGGTTAGTGTTCTGCTTCGTAATGTAGGAATATGCTCTGCCCAACCATCGCTATTGAAGTCAGTTGTATCAGCATCTGTTTTACCACCGCTAAATTCGAAAGTTTCTATACCACCTACTGGCACAAAAGTGCCTGCAGTAGGATCTTCAACTTCAAACGTCCAATCCCTTGCTAAAACTTTAGTCAAAGCCATTTATATCACTCCTTTTTCATTCTCTATGCGTTGAAGGTCTCTTGATCTCCAACGCAAAATTTAATGTGTACATATGTCGCCCATTTTCGTCTTGTCCAAGATAAACAGGTTCGCTTTGTATCCCTTCACATTTTACCACCCAATGTCCTCCTACAATAAATCTGTCACCGCCAAAACCGTGTAATGCGTCGTATATTTGTAATGCTTTCTCATAGCCAACTCTAGGATCTTGTGTACCCCTAATCAATATCTGAAGTGTTGGTAAGTCGTAATCATGCTTTATAGACGCATTGTAACCACCCGACGGATTAATCGCAATTGCTGAAGAAGGCTCAGCTGGTAATCTGCCCATGAATACATTATTATCTCCGCCAGTTGCGCTATATTGTACTATCCCTTTATTTGCTAAATATAACATAACTTCTGTAATTATGCTCATCTGTGAGCATCCTCCAAACATTTCTTAATGTATTCAGTCACCTTATCTGCTTGTTCTTTAACCGTCATCTCCAGCCACTTCCAACGAGCCTTTGGGTCAGTGTAATTTAGTCCAGGTTCTTCATGCACTCTGATTGCATACGGTGTATCGTAATAGACTGATGCTTGCATCTCTATTTCGTCAACGTCTGTGCTTCCTGATCGCTCCAGCGTGCCTTCACGGTACGGGTTGGTCTTGTTTGCTTCAGTTAAAAGATGTTCGACAGAATCACGCAACGCTTTCACTTGAGCTTCATGGATCTTTTTTATAACTTCGTCGCCGTGCCATTTCATAGTTGTACTCATTTTAACGTTACCTCGGTGTGATGTGGTCTGGAGTGGGCTAGTGGATTATCGAATCTTGCTGAAGTGATAACTTCATAATCTTCACCCTCAAAAGTGATAACACTCTTTGGAGGTGGTTCATAGTCAGAAGACATGAAAGCACGTGCGCTTGATACGATCTCTTGTCCAGTCGAGTCTCTTACTAGCTCGTGTTTCTTTTCAAAGTAACATTGTGCTTCATAAGGATCGTCGAATAAAGGCCCGTAAGGCCCATTGCCTTTATATTCTTTTACAACTATCTTATGAATAAGTAGCATCTTAGGTATCATTTTATATCAACACCTGCGTAAAGTAAACCTTCCATGAATAAAGCTTGGTATGCTCGTGGTGCAAGCGGCATGTTAGATAGTGAGTTTTGTGTGCTTCCTAGCGAAGCCGAAAAACTTCCCAAAGACAAGCTACCGAACATCGACAGCACGCCCAAGGGGTCTCCTGTCGCTTGCCAAAACTCAACCTGAGCACATGTAGCTAATTTGGCTGCTTCCATATGCAAATAATTATTTACATTTATTTTACCAAGTGTATACATGTCAATTAACATGCTAGCGCAATCTAAAAGTCGTTGCGAATTGTCGTCTAGCTCGAACTCCTGAACACCTAGATAACTTGCTAAGTCTGAAAGCGTGGCATATGCCATGAGACATCCCACCTACACGTAAGATATTAGCGGGGAGAAATTCTCCCCGCATATCCATTACGGTCCAACTGCTGGAGCAGTAAGCACCGCAAACGGGTATTTCGCATCACGGTCGGTACCCATCGCATGAATCGGATTAGGCACCGCCCACCCAAGCCGCATTACAACCCTCAATGCGACCATATCGTTCTGCATCAAGTTAGCAACTACTTTCCCAGTACTATCGGTAATTACTCCCTCTCTGAAGATGTCGAAGCGCATGTCAGTTCTAATGCTGTATACAGCCTGGTTCATATCGCCCACAATGAATCTTGCCGTTGCACTCCTCATCGTTCCATTGCGTACATATTCGATCGGCAATCCCCAAAGCGTGCTAGGTTCACCCTGTGTAAGTGAAGGTACAAACAACGGTCTGTCGTTGGCGTCCTTCAAGCTTCTAAGGTCTTTCTTAGCCACAGGATCAATAATCCATCCATTAGGATCATAACCCACTGCTTCCAAAAGTCCCATAGCGTTCGATGTAGAGTCAACCAAAGCCGTTCCAGTACCTTCGGGAAGTGCAAATCCACGACTAATAGCCGTAGGTACAATCCCACTCGGCCACGAAGCAGGTCGTCCCTGTCCCCATATCACAGCGTTGTCGATTGCTACTCCAAAAGCCTCGACGATGCGAGGTCGGATCTCGTCCCAAATGGGATATTGCGAATCCTCAAGTACATCTTCACCAATTGGCAATATGATTGCCAACGGTTCAGCATGAATGTATACGTTCGTCCACTCCATCTGGTGAGTGCTCTTCAGTCCAGGTATACCAGTTTCAGCCACACTATCAGGTGCTTCTACGTCGGCCCCAAGGGTTAAGTCATCATTAACAGTTCCTGCGATAAAGCTAGCTGCTCCCATTGAGTTGAGCACAGGCATTCTCAACGTCCTAGAACTCATATTAGGTAGTCGTCTAAACAAGCTTAAAGTAGCCGAAGCTTCCGTTATACCATTAATTACTTCATTAGCTACTTCCTGCGGGATAAGAGGAAGCGCATCTGTTTCAGAAGTAAAATACTGTCCCGAGGTTCCTATTTGTGCCATTTACATCGCTCCTTTCTTTTTTAACGTCTCGCCATCTTTCGGATTGCAGTGTTCATATCAATTGTTCCACTCTTATCCTTAGGCTGAGTAAAAACTCCACCGCTCTTTTTCGGTGTCTCTTCAGCTTTCAGCTTAGGATAAGCTTCTAATGTTTCCTTCAAAACTTCTTCAACTTCCTTTTGCGTCATTCCAGGAACAAGCTTGCCTGTCCCCTTAAGGAATGCCCACGTTAACTCAATATCAGCTCCTACACTAATTGCTGCTTTATTGAAGATGTTTTGCAACCGTTCAGTTTGTATCTCATTCTGCAGTTGCTGTATCTTCTCCAAAGCTGCATTGACGTCAGCCTTCCCCTTGTCATCCTCGAACCCAAGCGCTTTACCAAGGTTCTTTTTGAGAGCCTCTATCTCTTCAGCAAGAGCCTTGCGCTCGGTTCGGTACTTTGCCGCCTCCTTACGCACGGCTTCAAGTTCCTTGCGTAGAGCTTCAGGATCCAGCCCCGCTTGCTCTTTCCCGTCTGCTGCTTCCTGCTTCTCTTCGCTACCCGAGGGTTGATCTCCAGGATCACCCTCAGCAAATAGTTGCAAATTGAAATTACGCCTCAATGCGTCAAGCATTCTGTCGGCCTCCCTTTTGTATTCAAGATGCACCTGGCATCTTGTAGTTTATTATATACGCTCTCTATCTCTTTGTCTATTCCTTCCTGTAGTGTCTACAAACTCTCGTAATGCTGCTTGCTTTTCTCTGACCTTTGCTGCTGCTTTCTTCTTTTCCTCATCTGTGATCGCTACAGCTTCTCGTTGTTTCCATCGTCGAATGTCACGCTCTAACTTGCGTTGCTGTTGTGCTT